ATTAAGATTAGAACGTAATCAACCACGACTTACAAATGACCGTTACTCAAACAACAACTGAAGCCCAAATTCTTGAATGGACTGAGCAGCTTTGTGAAGCACTTGCAGAAAACTACAAGCGTTACCACTTAAGAAGCATGAAGGCCATGCACCAAGAAAGAGCAACAGAGTACACAAGTAATGAAATCAAAGCAGTAGAAAACGGAACAGCTAAGTTGATGAGGTTTATCACAAAGCCCGGTAAAAAGTATTTAAAAATCATTCAGCAAGATTTTGATACTTACAACGACATCAACGAGTACAGAGAAGGAAGCGTTCATGCTTTTATTGACAAGCAAACAGGTCAAATCTACAAACCTGCAAGTTGGAGAGCACCAGCAAAGCACGTTAGATATGACTTGAGAGATCAAAAAAGCAGAGAGTTCGTTCTTAATCCTGACAACTGCACATGGGCTGGCGGCTGGCTCTACATGAGATAAGCCAAAAGAAAACAGACCCGAAAGGGTCTTTTTTTTTGCTTATTATTTTTCTTAATTGGTCTTTCGCACGAAAAAAATCTTTTTTAATTACGAGTCATCCATACTTAAATCAGTTACATATCAATCACATGGACCCTAAAAACTTAAGCAGCGTTGACTGTGTGACCATACTGGTCAATCGGACATTGCTTAAATCACTTTCAGATCAATGCAAATTATTTGAAAGCATCTTGAAAACAACAAGAGATGAAATGAAGCGACTAAACGATGAGCAACCAGAAGGTTACAAATTCGGAGAATAAACAAAGGAGCCGCAAGGCTCTTTTTTTTGCCTTGTAATAATCAACTAATCTTATTGACATTATGCACTAATGTTATTAAGATTAAATCAGTTACACATCAACCACAATGTCTTGCCCAATTGAATCAGATTTAAACCGCCACATGAACCAGCTTGAAATACAAGCAAAAGAAGAAAAACATGCGGAAGAAAATCCTAGTTACTACTGGTTCATCACAACTAACAAATGGGATGAACATGCTTATTCAGAAGATGAGAAAAAGAAACTCATCAAAGCAGCCAAAAAAGAAAACCTTATTTGGAGCTGCACTAAGCACACAGTAGGATTGAACTACTAAACAAAATCTAAACCTGAGAGGCAATAGCTTTTCAGGTTTTTTATTATATTATTAAGATTAACAGGAACTAATTATGCCAAACAAAGCAAGAGGGTCTGAACTCTGGAGCGAAATCCTACAAACCAGCGTCACCCCAGAAATAAAAAACAAAGTTAATCAATTAGCTGTAGCTGCTGGTGTAAGCAATAGCGAAATTGTCAGGAGCTTAATAGATCAAGCGTTAGAAGAAGCCTGATTAATTACTGCTTCTAATCGTTTGACTTGAAGGGCTAAACGATCACCCCTATCAATTGCTTCTGCTGCAATTTGGAAAGGGTCTACTCCATAACATTGGAGGTCTTTTTTTATTTGTTGCGTCCTAGTGGTCATTGGCAAACGCCTCTGAGCTTCAGGTCAAGCTAATTATACACATTGTTGCAAACTCCTGAAAAGACCAGATAATTTTTTTATCAGTTAATCCTATTGACATTAAAACTACATGTAGCATAATTAGTACGTTTCTTACACAAATCAACCACAGATCTAGTACACAATGACCACAAACAGCATAAGAATCTACCCAGAAAACTATCACTACTTAAACGCCGAAAAGCCCAAAAGCAGATCTATGACTGCTCATATAAACATGATCCTTGAAAACAGGAAAAATGGGCTTGACGCATGTGATACCCTTAAAATACCGAACGGAAGAGAGAGAGAAACAAAAAAAGAGGGAGGTATTTTATCTAATACAAAGAAGGTACCTAATAGTATAAATAAGGAAAAAGAAAATTTGAAAAAAAAGAGGTTTAAGTTTAGTTCTGATTTAATCCCTTTTGAACTTGAATCTGCATCTAGTTTAATTGTTGATTTCTGGCACTCAAAGAAAGGGAAAAAGACAGAAGCAGCTTTTAATTTGTTGATGGGTGAAAAAGGTTTAATAGGGATAAAAAAGAAATATGGAGAAGATGCTGTGAAAGATCAAATCACTTTGGCAATTGCAAACGAGTGGCAAAGTATTACGTTGCAAAATTACGAAACTTTTGCAAAAGCAAAAACAACTTCATGGAATCCTGAACCAACAACAGGGCATCCAGCTCAAAGAGTCTTTACAGCGTCCAGAGGGTTTGAATAATGGAGCCGCTATATGACAGAGCATCAGTTATTAGATTGCTTAAGCGAGGGCTTAAAGCTCCTAATCCTTCAAATCCTGAAAGAACAGAATGGACATTGGAAGATTTAGATAAACCAAGTCCGGGTGCTCAAAGATGTATTGATGATGCAAATTCAAACCTTGCCATCTTCCCCAGAGGCTACGAAGGAGTCAGATTTAAAAACCTTGCAAGAGAAGCAACACCGCCTACTGAATCAGTAGAACTTATAGACCCAAAGGATTTTCCAACATGAAAAACGCAGACTTACAAAAAGCTCACAGCTTCCGAGATTTCAACCTGCCAAAAAAAAGAATTAAACCAAAAAAATTAAAAATGATTGAATCAAAAACAAAAAAAGGTTTTGGACAATGAGCTACTACAACACCACAGAAGAAACAGGTTCAGAACTTGCTGAATCTCATGCAAAAGCTAAAACACAAGAGAAGAAAATACTTTTGTGTTTTTACGATCAAGGAAACCCATTAAGTGCTTCTGTTATTTGCGAAATGCTCAATGACGCTTATCCGATCACTTCAATTAGAAGAGCTTTAACGGATATGACAAACCAAGGCGATCTTGAAAAAACAGACAAAAAAGTCATGGGCCGATATGGAAAAAGGGAACATCAATGGCAATTAAAAACAGACAAAAACAACCAATTTAATTTATTTAAAAAATGACACATCCACATTGGCTCTTAAAAAGAGTTGCAGAACTTGAAAAAGATCTTGTTATGCAAGAAAAATTAGTTACTGCTTATCAAATTATTGTTAATGATATATATACAAAAGAAGCCTCAAAAGAACAAAAAAAATATTTTAAAGAAAGTAAAAACAATATGCAAAAAAGACTTAAAAAATTAGCCGCAAAAGCAGAACTATTAAATAAAATTCCTGAAACAAAAATTGCTTTTAGATCTATGTGGGAGGAGTACGCATGAAATATCAAGAACTAGGAAACAATCCGAGCTTGTACCGCAATCCTGCGTGGAGTCATTTAAACCTTAAACCTCTTCCCATGTATCGGGATGAAGAACGTCACCAATATTGTTGGGAGCCAACAGGCGAATGGTTGGCATTTTCTACAACACAAATTGCAAGTCAAAAAAGTCCAGAAGCTTTAGCAAACATTGAAAGATATAGGCACATCTGGCAGCCAAGAGGAGAAAAAGTTCATTGGTGTTTACAGCAAAGAATGTTGGGTGAACAAAACCCAGACGCAGGAGATTATGAAGACTGGGTAAAACCACTTTTAGAAAATGAATATTGGTCTAACTTTGAACCTTGGGCAGTTGAATATATGCTTGCAGATTTAGAAAAGTCTGTAGGCGGTCAGTTTGATCTTTTGGGTTATGACCACACATTGCAGAAGTTAGTTTTAATTGATTTAAAAACGCAATCAAAGAAAAACGCTAGACCATATTCAACAGACGCTCAATTAGGAAGTTACGTTGACGCACTTGCAAACCATCATGGAATTGTGGTTGATAGTTGCAGAACAGTTTGGGCAAGACCGGGCAAATGTGTTTTTGGAGAAGAGCAAGATCCTTTAACTTGTCGGTTGAAATGGAAAGAAGCTTGGGAAACTTTTGAAGAAAAGGTTGAAGTTTTTTAAATGAACAAATATAAAATTACAAAAATCAAAAACGAAGAGTGCAAAGAGTGGTTTCTACATAAACACTATGCAAAAAGATTACCGTCAGTTTCTTATGCTTTTGGTTTGTATGAAAACAATTCTTTAGAAGGTGTTTGTAGTTTTGGAAAACCTATGAGCCATACTTTAATAAAAGGAGCTTTTAAAGGTTTATACCAAGATTGTTTTTTTGAATTAAATAGATTAGTCGTTAACGAAAAACTAAAAAAAAATTCATTGTCTTTTTTTGTTGCTCAATGCTTTAAGCAATTACCAAAACCTTCTGTCCTTGTTAGCTATGCTGACACTTCACAAAATCATCATGGCTATATTTATCAGGCAACTAATTGGATTTATACAGGCTTAAGCAACAAGTTTACAGATTACGCTGTTGAGGGTCTGGAACACATGCACCACAGTTCCATTGAAGATAGTGTTGGACGTTATGACAAAAATAAAAACATAGACAAACACACTTTGCTAAAAGAAAAATATGGAGACAAATTATATTTAAAGGAACGCCCTAGAAAACACAGATATTTTTATTTAATAGGCACAAAAAAACAAAAAAAAGAAATGCTTGCAAATTTAGCTTATGAAGTTTGCAACTATCCAAAAGGAGATAACAAAAGATATAAAGCTGATTACAAACCAGCTTCACAAGGCTTGCTTTTTGTCTAATGGATAAAATTTTTATTCCTGTTCGAGGTCTTCCAGCTCCACAAGGAAGCAAGAGACATATTGGTCATGGAATTATGATTGAGAACAGCAAGAAAGTTAAACCTTGGCGGCAAGATGTCCGAGCTGCTGCCATAGATAACTATGAAGGATCAGTAATTGGTAGAGCTGTAGAAATAGAAATTGTGTTTTTATTTGCTAGACCAAAGAGTCATTTTGGAACAGGCAAAAATGCAAACAAGTTAAAACAAAAAGCACCAGAGTTTGTAACAAGTTCTGCAACAGGAGATATTGATAAATTATGCAGATCAACTTTAGATGGATTATCAGCGAAAGCAGGAGGAACTGTTATTAAGGATGACAGTTTAGTGGTATCATTAAAGGCCATCAAAAAATATGCAAAAGAAGATGAACTATTGGGAGCAAACATTTTTATAACACCTTTTGCTTTATCTTATTGACAATAAGTATATAGCTTATTAAGATTAATCTGTTCACTTCAACCACACATGTCACAAAAACAAGAAGCCTATACTGGCGATGGATTAGAAGTTCAACTTAATCCACAAACAAGCAAATTAAACGAAGCTTTAGTTGCTTTTCAAAAAGAAAATTTTGCTACTTTAAAAGATGGAAAAGGGCAATATGGAGCTTATGCAACTTTAGGGGCTGCATTAGTCGCTAGCCAACCTGCAACAAAATATGGTTTGTCACATACACAAACATTTAATTATCAATTAATGCCCGCAGCAACTCCAGAAGGAACAGATGCTCCTTGGCAAATTCTGACAGTTTTAGTTACGACATTAAGGCACGTTTCTGGAGAACAAATAGAAAGTCATTTTCCATTCCCTTTAAACATCCCTTCAAGAGGAAATCCAATTCAAGCTTTTGGAGCAGCAGTTACTTATGCCAGAAGATATTCACTTCTAGCAATTTACGGTTTAGCTGCTGTAGATGATGACGCTGACAGTTTGACTATTGAAGAAACTAAACCTAAAAATAAAAAATTTGAAAAAAAAACAGGCATCAGCAGAACACCAACTAGACCAGATTCACAAGTAAAAAAAACAGAAGTAAAGAACAATAAATTTATGACTCCAGCAGCCAGAGAAGAAATAGGTGGCAAGATTTCTGCGTTAAACGATTCAGATAAAGCAAGGGTGTTGAGTGCCTTTAAACAGGAGTTCAACATTTCAGCAGACCAAATTTCGCCACAACACATAACACTTGCTTCACATGGCGAATTTTTGCAGCAAGCTATTGAAAAATTAGCTTGAGCAAATGATCACCCAAAGCGAAGAATATATTGCTTGTGCTGAATACGCTGCACAACAAGTTCTTCAACAACTCAAAAACCGCACTTTACAAAATCAAAAAAATGCCCAGAAACGACTTCGAGTTTCAACCTGCTCTTCCTTATCCGATTAAATGGTCTACAGGTGAAAACAGCTTTGACGAAGATGGTAAATTTCCACAGCAATTAGCTTTGGCAATTCCTGTTGAATCTATTCCTGCCTTTTGTGATTATCTAATGTCTTTAGGTGATACAACTGACAAAATCAAAACAGGTAAAGTTTGGGATTTTAGTAAAAAGGAAGAAGTAGAAATTGACGTTGTTTGGATAAATGCAAAAGGTAAAGATGGAACTACCAGAAATGGAGCTTTTGGAAACATCAATCCACAAAAGACTGAAGCACAGCGTCAAGTTCAGGATGGGAGGAGATCTTCTTCTGAGGAAATACCTTTTTAAGTAAACGCTGCCAACAAGAGTTAGATTTTTGCATTTCCATGTGAACCAACTTTCCTTCTAACTCTCCAATTCTTCCAAGACAATTTTTTAATACTTCGTCTTTATACCAATTCTGTCTCCATAAAGAAGCACATAAATTTGCTGTCTCTTGGTGATCGTCAGAAAGTAAAATAGCCCTCTCTTGTAGTTCGAGTTTTAACTCCTGCTCCACAGAGGGTTCAACTATTAACCAATCAACTAATTTATTAATACTCATGTATCGACCTGAATGGCTTCAAGAAGATAGACAACGGATGAAAGATATGGATCGTTGGTATCTTTTGGACGGAAGACAAAAGAAAACGCATAAATTCCACGGAGTTTATACAGGTTTATTTGCGATCAGTAAAAGACTTGAACTAGAAGACAGAATTGAAAAAGCGTTTGAAGCTAATTTAAAAAAAATCCCGTCATGGGTAAGACGGGATTAAACATTCCTCTTTTTCTCTAGTAAGCAGATCTAATGCAGATCCATTTAAAAACTAGCTAAGTTTTACCTATTGCGCCAGTTTCTTTGTCTTTCAGGCTCTTGACGGGCTTGCTCTTTTTCTATTGCATTGAGTCGGTGGAATATTTCACGAATATCGTTTTTTCTGGTAGATGAACGATTGCTCAGCACCATAAGCAAAGCACTTACCATTGCACCAATTAAAGCAGCATAGATTTCATTCATTTACATTAGGCCAAGTTCCCTGTTGTATCTTAATCCATGCTTTCTGTGCCTTTATCAAATCGGGCTTAGAAACATCTGGATCATTAATGATGCTCCATAGCTCAATTCTTTTATTTATAGATTCAACGCTTATTCCATAATTTTTAGAAATCGTTTCTTTTTGGCTCTGGCTTAGGAATTTCATTACTTTTTATCCATTTGTGTCTA